TGAATGCAGCTGATAAGGAAAATGATATTTCAGCTAATGATGAGTATGGACAAGGCATCATTTCCAAGCCAGCAGCCGCAATTGCTAAGGCTGCTGGAGCATTGTCCAATGTACCTGTAATTGGTCCTTACATGACTGCCACACAGATTGGTGCTAATGCTACGAGCAAAGTTGCCAGTTTGTTTGGTTATAGTCGACCAAATGTAGTGACTGATATCCAACAATTCAAACCTCTTCCCACTGGATTGTTGGCTAACACTGATGCGGCTGATGCAGCCATTAAGTTGACTTTGGATAGCAAAGCTGAATTGACTGTTGATTCACGCACAGTAGGATTGGATGGAACTGATGAAATGGGAATTCTGGATTATGTCAAGAGAGAGTCATATTTGACATCTTTTACGTGGACGACAGGAAATTCGCCAGATGAATTGTTGTGGAACACTCGCGTTTTGCCAATGCAATTGGATAACGTGAATGGTGAGATCCACATGACTCCGTTAGCCCATATGGCTGCAGTCTTTGAACAATGGCAAGGATCACTCAAGTTTAGATTTCAAATCGTTAAGAGTGATTTTCACAAAGGTCGTATTCTTGTTCGTTGGGACCCTAATGCGCTTACATCTGATGTCAATTACAACACAAACTATTCGCGAGTTGTAGACATTGCCGAAACAGATGATTTTGAAGTTGTTGTTGGATGGGGCCAAGCGGCACCGTGGAAATTATGTGGGAACCCTTATAGTACAGGTTCCAATTTTTCTGATTCTCAACGTTTGGCAACCTTCGATGGTCAAGGCAATGGTATATTGGAATTAGCCGTGATTAATGATCTTGTGTCACCGACCGTCAATTCCCCTATTTCAGTTAATGTTTTTGTGTCTGCGTGCGATGATTTTAAATTCGCGGGTCCCAGAAATAAAACTCTTGAAGGGTACCATTTGTTTCCACCACCGGATATTGAGCGGATGGTTGATGAATTGGAAGATGAGCCATCACATTTGATTTCACAGTCGGGAC